ACAACCGGTCACGTCACCAACCGATACGGCGGTTAGCGGAATACTTAACGGCAAGCCTCTTGCTCAGGCGTTCGACGAATCGTCAGAAGTCCTACAACAGTCTGGAGTATCCCCCGCCCTTATCTCCAAGTTAAAGCGGAAGGCGCTCGGCAAGCCAGTTGAGTTCGATCCGAACGATATGAAAGAGATTCGGCAAGTTCTTACATTCGAGACGAATGGAGGCATTCTCCGCAAGTCTGGGCTGTCTTTCTTGGCCGACTTCTTCGAGCCACAAAACGGTGCTGGCGGTCACTTTGAACGCATCAACGTGCAACTCGGTAAGCGGATCGTTCCAATCCTGACGGCTCTTAACAAACTCCCGGACGCAAAGAACGGGATGTTGCGCAGATGGTGGAATCGCGGATTCCGTCAAATGGGGGAATCATTCCTTCCATTACCTCCTGAAACACAGCCAGCATCACACGCTCGAATCGTTCAGAGTCTGCGTACTGGGTCGGTCATGAACCTCAAGTCTAAAGAGGAGCGTGTCATCAGAGATCAGTTCCGCAATCTGTTTAACGAAACTTTAGATCGTCTGCGAAATGCCGGTGTTCACATGGGCAACATAGGCAAAGACAACTACTTCCCACAGGTATGGCGTAAAGATTTGATTGAATCAGACATGGAGTCTTTTGTTGATCGTCTTGCCAGCTACTTCCAGGCGGAACACGTTGCGCGAGAAGGAGATCAGCTCCAGGGAATGCCCAGGGAAGCCGCGTTATCTATTGCACGAAAGGTTGCGCTCAAGTTAGTTGATGAAGATGGCGTAGCTCCACCGGTCAACAAGTTCTCCGGCGGAGGTCGTGAAATCACGTTAGACCAAGGATTCGAGCGGATGATTCGTCTCGACAAGTTCAACGATTTTGTCGATCCAACAAATCCAAATGACTTGTCTCAGTTCCTCGAGAATGATCTTGGTGTAATTGTCACGAAGTACATGGATTCCGCAGAACGCAGGATCGAGATGAACGATACGTTCGGCATCAACTCTCATGCCTTCTATGATTATCTCGAAGTGTCGGCAGGCTCTGCTGATGGCGACATCACTGAGCGAGTTATGCGCTTGCTGACAAGCTCAAAGGTGTTCCGCGCAACGCGAGATACGGCTGATGCGGAAGGTCGAGTGCAGTCTCAACTGAGCGAAACAGTGTTTTCTTCTCTTTTACCAGCGACGGATCAGGGTCGAGAATCAGCTTATGCGTTAGCAACCGAGCTAGTTGATCTCGCCAAGTCTGGTCGTGGAGCCAAGGAGATCGAAGACATTCTTGTCTCTGCTCACCAAGGTGACGCGACACAGAAGATGAACTTTGCAAAACGTGCTCGCGCCATTGCAAACGCTCTTGTGGATACGGAAGGCGGCAAGAAGAAAGTTCATCCAAACAACATCCAACACGCGATGGACTTTTACAAAACGGCAATGCGCAAGCCTATCAGCATGGGAGGACTTGACGAAAAGTTCCGTAACCCATCGAAGTTCTTACGCGCATTCAACATGGTCACTCTGCTTTCCTACACCGTGGTTACATCACTTACCGACGTTGTGTTGCCACTGATTAACTCCGGCGACTTCCGCTCTTTTGCGGCTGGCTGGAAAGATTATGTGACCAAGGGGCCAGAGTACCGTGAGTTCGTTGCTGAAATCGGAGCGTCTATTGAGAACGTCGTCCATCAGCGCATGACTCATACACTCGGTACTGACTCATCTAAATTCGCTAACGGCTTTTTCACAGCAACAATGCTTGAGCCTTGGACATCTATGAACCGCGAGATCAGTGCATCTATCGGCTACAACTTCTTCCGCATGAATCAGAAGCTCGCCTTGAACCAACCAAATACTCGGGATGGTCGGCTTGCGAAGCAACGATTGGATGCATACGGCCTGACATCTCTGTATGCGCCAACAACAGGAAAGCCTGAGTCAGTCGAAGCGATCATGTCAGGCGACTCTGTTGCGCGAGATGAAATTGCAACTGCGATCATCAAGTTCACGAACGAGGCGATCTTTACGCCGAACCCGAACGACATTCCGGTTCTAGCAAACACGCCAATCGGCTCACTGATATTCCAGCTCAAGTCGTTCCCTCTGATGATGTCTCGTCTTGGTGGCCGAACTATTCGCAAGGCAACTCGTCAAGACGGCATCAAGGATTACGCTCCATTGTTCGCCTTCCTCGGCATCGGCCCAGCATATTCTGCTGGCGTCGTTGCAACGAAAGACATTGTTCAGGCGCGCAACGAAGAAAACGAAAACCTTGTTCGAGAGCGTACTTGGAATGAAGGCGTCGGAGCACTGCCGTTCGTACCTGATGTTCACGAAGACTACGACGCAATGATGGGTTGGTACGCTGACGGTATGTTGCAGATGGGCGGCCTCGGATTACTCGGAGACATCCTCTACAACTCTGCGGAGCAGATCGATAACGGCGCATACGGTCGTGAGCGAATCTACAGCACGTTCCTCGGGCCAACATTTGGGCTTGCATCAGACACCATCAAAGTTGCCGAAGGCGCTCTCGACGGAAACGCAAGCTCTAACTCCAAAGAGCGGGTTGCAACTCGTGAAGTCTTACAGCGCATTCCTATCCTCGGCGGTCGCCGCGATGTCCGGGAAAGCCTGGTTGACTCAATTGCCGGGGAGTCCAGCAAGTCGCGCAACAGATCAGCAACTAGCGGCGTTTACAGCTTCGGTTACAAATACGGATATGACTTCAACTAAGGAGATGAAGCGTGATAACCCTTTTCGGAACAATCGCAGGTCTGCTTTCCAGCTTCCTGCCAGAAATCCTGAAGATGTTTCAAGACCGCCAAGACAAGCGGTTCGAGATGGATCTCATCAAGCTCCAAATGGATCACGCGAAGCAACAGCATACGCAACGTCTGACGGAGATACAGGTCAATGCCGACATCGCCGAAAGCAAAGCTCTGTACAAACATGCAAGCAAACCATCCGGCAACCAGTTCGTTGAAGCTCTCAGAGGAAGCGTCCGCCCGGTCATAACATATTTGTTCTTTTTTGCGTTCATCGCGGTGAAGATGACTGTAATGATCTACTGGATCAACGAGGATATTCTTTCTACACCGGCATTGATCGACAAGCTCTGGGATCAAGAGACTGCGGCTTTGTTCTCGGCAATCATCGGATTCTGGTTTGGTCAGCGCGCCATTCAACGGAGCCGTGCAAAGTGAGGCACGTCACAGACGAGGGGTTAGAGATCATCATGCACCACGAGGGGTTCGTTCCCGAGGTGTATCTCTGCCCTGCCGCCATCCCCACCATCGGCTACGGACATGTTGTTCTGCCGTATGAAAACTTCGACGAAGGAATCACTGAAGAACAAGGAATGGAAATCCTGCGCAACGACGTTGGTATAGCTGAACGCGCTGTTACTCGCCTCATCAGTGTTCCACTGGAAGACGAGCAGTTCGATGCGCTTGTTTCGTTTACTTTTAACCTCGGCTCTGGATCTCTACAAACTTCCACTCTTCGTCAAAAAGTGAATCGTCAAGAGCACGATTTGGCTCCAGATCAGTTTCGTCGGTGGGTGTATGCGGGCGGTCGGAAGCTGAAGGGACTCGTTCGTCGTCGTGAGGACGAGGCTTTGTGGTACGAGTCTGCATCGCTTTAATCAAGCGCAACAAGTAAGCCTCGCACTTACCGGCATCCTCAAGACCGTTCTTGAAAAAGCAACGAGTCAGGTATTCCCAAGCTCTACTCCAGTAATCGATTTCGACTGCTGTTAGCTTTCCGTCAATGACAAGCTGATTCATCTTTTCAAGCAACGCATGACGAACATCGATTACCTCGATGTCGTCTGTAATCATGTAATGCGGCGGGCTGTTCACATAATCAGGCTTGAGATCTGTCACAAATACTCTCCTCTTCTTCTGCGCTTTTCGGTGATTCGCATCTCAAGCGCAATCAAATCAATTTCGATCTTCGTCGCTTTTTCTCTCAGACCGGACACAATTGCGTGAAGCATTTTCAAATACTTCTTCTTAATCTTTCGGTTCAACTTCTCGAGAGATGCCACTGTTACACCTCCAGTCGATGAGCACTTATTGCTGAATACTCAAGCCGAGACTTCTCGACCTCATTGGTCAGATGCAACTCCCTCTGCTTCAGCTTAATCAGTTCCTCGCGCTCTTTCTTGAGGCGATCCTTCGCCTTAATGATGTCATCCTTCCATCCGTCAATTCTTTTTAAGTCGCTGTACCTTGTCTCCAAGACTTCGATGAGAGCAGTTTTCTCCAGA